ACCAGGGGGGGGGGGTGGCTTAATTTGCCGTCGTCATTTTTCGAAAAACCGCATGGTGCAGACAATCTCAGCACCGACACGCGGATACGCCCGAAGGCCTCGCGCTGCAGAAAGCTAGTCCACATACCAAAGTTGCCACCGCAATTCTAGGGAACTCGCCACAGCAACACCCACAGCAATCAACGATTCGCGGGTACCGGCGGCTGAGCTGTTCCTAGTCCCAGAGCTTGTCTAGCGCGTCGGCGGCCTGCGCGAAGCTGTCGCGGGCGACGTCGCCGTATACGTCCATCGTGATCTTGATGGACTCGTGCCCGAGATGCCTAGACACGATCGCGATCGGTACGCCGGCGCCGATCATCCACGACGCGCAGGAATGCCGAAGGTCATGCGGCGTGGGCGCAGGGTCGAGTTTGGCTGCGGTGACGGCCGGAATCCAGACGTTGCGGCGGAAGTTCTGGTACCGCACGGCACCGCCAGCGCCACGTCTGCCGCGCCCGCTGTTCGTAAACAGCCACTCGCCCGTGTAGTCGAGCTGCTCGAGCACCTTGGTAGCGACGTTGATGGTGCGATCGGAGCGGACGGTTTTCGTTGACCCGATCGTGTAGCCCTTGGTCGAGTACTCCCAGGCGCGGCGGATGCGGACGGTGCCATTCTTGCGATCGACGTCGGTCGGCTTGAGCGCGGCCACCTCGCCCCAGCGGGCGCCGGATCGGCCCATGAACAACACCATGGGGCGCCAGTACTCGGACGTGGCCGCAAGCAGCGCATCGAACTCGGTGGTGGTGAGCATCCGCATGTCGTCGGTGTCGGATTCGTCGCCGGTACCTGTGTGACGCGGTAGCCGTGTGCCAGCCGCCGGGTTGGTTGCCAGGTGCTTCGGGATGGCCTTGCCCAGCGCCCCAGACAGAAACCCGTGCTTGTTTTTGATGGTCTTCGGCTTGTTCTTCTTGGCTTCCAACCACCGGACCCATTCGGCGATGTCAGCCTCGGTGAGCGCGGCGAGCGGCATCGGGCCGAGTGCCGGGAAGTCGTTGGCTCGGTATTCGCGGTACTTGTCGAGCGTGTACTGCTTGACGCCAGTGAGGCCGTCGATGTGGATACCCAGCCACTTATCCACGGTCATGCCATTGTTGGCGCCACGAATCCGCTCGGTGTCGACGTGGTGGGCATCGAGGGCGCGCTGTGGACCCACGGCGTCGACGAGCGCGGCGAAGTCGTAGGCCTCTTGCTCATCGCCCAAGGTAAGCGAGGATTGGCGGCCGCCGATGCGGTAGCGGACCTGCCATTTTCGGGTGCCGTCCGCGAGCAGCGGGCCGGGCCGGACTGATGCCATACACCGATTGTAAAACCTCGGTTTGTGGATTGGTGGTGTGGATTGGCGTTTTGCCTTAATCCGTACCGTTTGACCTGCGTAAACGGTGGAGCTAAGGGGATTCGAACCCCTTGCAAATCGCAGGTCACGGGGGTTTGACCTGCAAAAACAGCCCATTTGCGGTACGTGTAGATCCGCGTCACGACCTGGGAAAACTGGCGCCGACGTGGATGCGCATCCACACATCCACACGGGCATGTCGGTGGCCGGGCGTACCGTCCGGGGCACTACCTGAGCGTTAGCTGAATTGCGCGGCTGAGCGACCATTCCGGCGCTATGCTCCACTTCTCGGTTGGGTCACCGGGAGGGAGCTTTGCTATGCGCTGGTCGCTGTCTCTGATCGTCATGTCGGTAGTCGCCGCTAGCGTCACGCCATCGGCATCCGCCAGCCCCGGTACATGGACCTGCGCCGACGTGGGGGGTGCGTTCGTCGCTCACGGTATTGATGGGCGCGGTGACTGCATGTCAGCCGATCCGCGACCGCGGTGCCATCTATCTCCCAGTGAGCAGCCGGGCGACGGGAACTATCTTGCCGAACTCACCATGACGCCGCCATTTCCCAGTGGCGTGCTGAGTAACCAGGCTTTCGTCCCAATCATGATCAATGAAGCGGAGAACAAGGACTGCTGGAGGTTGCCGTCGTGAACCTCTATCGTTCGCGATGAAGGGGTTTTGCCATGGGAATGCGGTTCCGCAAGATCGTAAAACTGGCACCTGGGGTGAAGTTGAACCTCAATGCCAAGTCGGTATCGGTGACCGGTGGCCTGCGAGGGGCGCATGTCACCGTGAACAGCAAAGGTCAGCGCACCCTCTCGGCCGGACTCCCGGGCACCGGGCTCTCTTATCGCGACACCCGAAAGATCGGCGCGGGAAAGATCAGCACCCCGCCCACGACCGTCGCCCCGATCACCAGGACCAAGTCGATCCTTTGTCTGATCGCCGCACTCGTCATCACGTCACCGATCGCCATCATCGGCGGCGTGTTCGTCTGGGCGTTCTGGGACACGGCATCCGGCGGCACCGGCTACATGCTGGCACTGATCGTCACGGCCCTGGTACTGATGGCGTACCTGTTCGCCGCGGCACGGCTCATGTTGTTCTTGCTCGGCGTGAACCCGAGGAACCTCCCCGACTAGCTGAAGCTCTGCCGGTAGGCGCTCACCCAGTCGGTCGCGAACACCTGCTGCGCCGCATCGAGCTGCATCCGGCCAGTGCACACCAGCGAGTGCAGGCGATCCTCCAGCCGGTCTTTCTGGTGCGCTCCGAGCGGTCCGTCCCACTGCTCCGGCCACAGGTTCGCGACGGTCGACGCGCCGCCCAGCTCGATCGGGATCAGATGGTCGAGCTCGTATTGCCCGGCGGGTGGTTCGACACCGTAGGCGGCCATGCGTTCCCGCTTGATCTGGTCGGTGACGTTCTTCGCTGGCCGGACAGACTTGGACCAGCCCTTCACGCAGATGGTGTCTGCGAGGGTGCCCGGTGTGACGCGCGGGTCCCGGTCGCCGGGCGTGCAGCTGGAGTCGGGTAGCCCGTTGTGGGCCTGGCATGTGGCGGCCGAGGCGTTCGGGGTCGGCAACAATCCCGAGGCTATGAGAAGCGCTGCGGCAACGTAACTACGCACAGATCGACGGTACTCCCGGCAAACGAAAATCGCCCCCGACCGGTGAGGGTCGGGGGCGATTTATTCGGTTTGATGCAGGAGGTTATCGCAGAGGTCCGACAGCGCGGGCCAATCCGCCCATCACCGCGGCCAGCGGGTCGGCGAATCGTGGCAGCCGATTCAGCAGATGCAGCCCGACCAGCACCACGACCGCGTGCATCAGCACCGGATACTTGGCCAGATACCGGTCGAAAGCCTCCGACAGCATCTCGTCGCCCCGCCCAGCGGCCACGACATTGTGCCCGAGCACGAACTCGACGATCGTCAGCCAACCACGATCAGCGCGGCGCCCAGTCACCGCTGGTCCCCGGCGATGCGCTCCTGCCGCTCAACACGGAGCTCCTCGCGGATGCCGCCGATGTCGCGGCCTTGCTCGAGCTGCCGATCCACCAGCAGCTTCAGCAGGCCCTCCGTCCGGTCGCCCTGCGCCTTCAACGAATCGATGTCATCGCGCAAAGGCGGATCATCGCCGTGACCATTGACGACCTGCCCCTTGATCTTCCGGGTGTCGCGGTTGCCCCACAGCGTGGCAACCGCGCCGATGATCGCGGCCATCAGCGTCATGCTCATCGCTGCGATAGCGATCCACTCCTGGCCGCTCACTGCTTTGCCTCGTTGATCTTCTGGTTCACCGCCGGGATGGCTACGGCGGGGGCGCCCATGCCGAGCACAGCGCCCACCAGGTCGGCCCACAATGGAACCTGGTCCGAGCTGATCAAGTGGTAGCCGACCAGGACGCCGAGCGCCGCGAGGGCCACGAAATAGATGTACCGGCGCTGCTGCGGCGTCGGCTGGAGCAGGTTGATTTTCACGCCGCCACCTGCTCGGTGAGGCGCTCGCGCATGAAGTCGATGCCGGGGCCAAGGTCGTAAGTTCCGTGAGGAGCCATGTTCAGCAGGAATCGGACGCCCCCGGCGATGGCCTGGAACAGCGGCCACACCTCGCCACCGATGTTGCTGGCCAGCAACCAGATGCGCTCAGCCAGCGATCCGGCGCCCATCAGTTGCCCGTCGACGACGGCCAGACAGACGGCTGTGCGGTCCTTGCCCGCTTCGTCGTCGGAGTTCTCTGCGTACAGGTCGCCGGTGCGGTTCACTTCCCGCCAGCGGGCTGCCAGGACGCCACCGGGGCCGGTGCCCGTCATGTGCCGGTCGTAGATGCCTTGCGTCCCGGGCTTCGGCGGGTCCGGTACCCACTCTGCGTTGACGTCCTTCTCGCGCATCGGGTTGCCATGCGCCAGCGTCCCCCGCCACGTGGCGAACCGGTTGTGGTGCTTACCGTTCGGGTTCTGCACCTGATCCATGAAGAACTGGCAGAACACCAGCGCGCCCTGCGAGAAGCAGGACGCCAACCACGGCCGGGCCAGCGGGAATGCGGCGGTGTCGGAGAACAGTCGATCAAGCTCGTTGATGCCTGAGCTGTCATCGAACGGCAGGCTGACGTTGTCATATCCGACCGGCTGCCAACGGCAACGCCCCTCGGCCTCAAGCGCCTGCGCGGTGGCCGCGCACGGTCCGGCCCACATGTCCGAGAGGTGCCCTTCGACGGTGAAGAAGATCGGCAACTCAGCCGGGGGCCGGGTGAGGTAGCCCATCGCATACTTGGTGTCGAGGTTGATCACGCCCGGTGTGTAGGTGCCCGGCTTGAGCGTGCCGCTGGCGGCGTAGCGTGCCTGCATGTCCGAGACGACCGCAGCCAGCGCGGCGTCATAGACGGTGTTGTCGGAAAGCAGTGCAGCGTAAGAGAATTTCTTGCGCATGAATGCTTTGATCTTCTGAATCTCCGCGCCGGTATCGCCGATGCCGAGACCGATGTAGTGGCCGTTGATGTTCATGGATGGTCCCCTTTACTGGTTGGCGTACTTGTTGAACGACGCGGTGAAGTAGTCCCACGGGAACCGGGTCCATGGGGGTGCGGTTGGCCCGTCGGGACCGTCGACGTCGGTGTGGGTGCCCCATCCGATGACGTCGGTGACGTACCGGTGATCTGAAACCCCAGCGTTGCCCGCCGTGTAGGGCGGCGGAATCACCAGCAGGGGGATTCCGTACTTTCGGCAGTCCTGCACGGCCAGGTAGGCGGCGACGTCGATCGCGCGGCCGACGTTGGCCATCCACTCGTCGCGGGTCCACGCCGCGTGTGAGTCGGCGAAGCACAGGTTGATGCTGCGGTTGTTCGCATCGCCGACGGACCAGGAAGCGAGGTCGGTGTTGACGACGTCGACGACCGTCACGCCATCATCGTTCTGGCCCTTGCTGATCGTGTAGTGGTACGAAACCTGGCTGGCCGGGTTATCGAGGAAGTTGGCGAGTCCGTCAGCGTTGTCGTACCCGGCGCATTCCTCGGTGTGGAGCAGCCACAGCGTGGGCTTTACGCCGTTGCGGGACTGACTATTTGGTGACCATTTCGCGTATTCGTTGAAGTCGGGTCGGTTCACAGATCCTCCGAGGTGGGCGGGTGGTGGGCATGGCGGGGTGGCGAGTGCACGGTTCACGACGTCCCACGCCTCTTGCCACCGCTGGGCGTAACGGTCGGGGAATTCGCTCCCTTGGACTTGCTGGACGAAATGCCCTGCGACGGTGGGGTTGTTGGCTGCGGCTTGCCAGTTGTCGGTGAGCCGGTCCAGGAAGTTGTTGGCGGCCGAGGCGAGGGTCATCATGTCGGCGGTGGTCCCCCACCACGGTTCGCCGTGGGGGCCCGGCTGCTGCTGCAGATACCCCGATGACCGGCTGTCGTTCGATATCGAATCATGGGGATAGTTCGTCGAATCCGGCCACGCGGTCGGGTTGGCCGGACACCACCAGCCGTAGACGCCCTGGCCGTTAACGGCACCCACCTCGGTGGCAATGCCCATGCAGCACAGGACCGTAGCCAGCGTGTCTAGACCCCGGGCGATCGACACCTTGTGAACCGCGGCGGCGATCTGCTCGCGGCTCATCATCGGAGCGATGTTGAATGATGTGAAGCTCATTGGATGAGTCCCCTGACGTACTTGGATGCTTCGAAGTCGGCGTAGGAGGCGCAGTGCACGCCGCCGTGGCCGCGATGGTGAAACTCGCATAGCCACATGAGATTTGCGGCTGACTCAACCCATGCGCCCACCTCGTCGGGGTTGGAGATGCCGGGGTAGTCCTTTTCGAGCCACTTGAGCTTGACGCCGTTCTGCAAGCTGAATTCGACGTGCGCATGGTGCAATTCGAGCTGGCCGTGACACTCGCTGAAGTCGTCGCGGTGTTCGCCGATCGCGCACTTCGCAGTCGCGTGGGTGCGGCGACGGTAGGCCTCGAAGTCGACGTAATGTGGGTCGCCGGCGCGCGGCGGGTGCGCCGGATAGTGCAGCAGGTAGTGGTGCGTGGTGTTGGCGTCATGCGCTGGGGTGTCGGTCATTTCGAGTCACCTGGATGTAGGAGGTCACGGACTTCCTGAGCGACGGCGTGGACCTGGCGTAGCAGCTCTGTGTGGGCCTCGGTGTTTTCGAGCGTGTGATGTGCGACCTCGCTGGCGACCTGATCAGACCGCTTGGCGGCAATGAGCAAGATCGCGCCCTGTAGGCCGGCGACCATCGACAGCGCGAGGTTCAGCAGGATGTACGGGTACGGATCGAAGCCGTGCTGTCCATCCGCCGAACCACCCAGGTACAGAGCACTGTTCGCAACCGCCCACAGCGCCATGAATCCGAGGAAGCTGAATACGAACGGCCAGGAGCCCATACCGTTGCGCAGCAGGTCCGCGGCGCGTTCACCGAGCGACAGGTCAGTGCCGGTGCGCACCGCTGGGTGATGGTGCCATAGCGATTCCACGATGCTCCTAGTCGTCGAAAATCTGGATGATGCGTTTGACGACGGTGGCGTTGCCCAGTCGTCCGAGGATCGCGGCGGGGATGCCGACGATGGTTTCGGCCGCGCTGGTTGCGTTAGCGGCCAATGCTTTTGATAGTTGCTTGGTCAGCGTTGCGACGCTGACACTGGTTGCTGCGGCTGTGCGGCTGACAGAGAGCACGCGGGTGATTGCGCCCCCGCTGGCTGCGGCAGAGGTCAGCGTCTTGCCGAGCTGGCGGACCGTAGCCGCGGAGTTCGTTGAGGCGGCGGTGAGCGTGCGGGACGCTGCTTTTGCGAGTGCAGCGGTGCTGGTGGTGGCCACTGCGACAACTCGCGTGAGACCCAAGGCACGAGACACAGACGCGGCACCAGCGACCGCCGCGGCGAGGGACTTTCCAACCTGCTTGCTCAATACCGAGGTACCGGTAACGGTGCTGGATAACGCCTTCGACACTTGGCGATTCAGTGCCACGACACCGGACGAAGTACCTGTGACAGTTCGGTCAATCTGGCGTGTGATGGATGCAGCATCCACTTCCGCCACGTTGAGGGTCCGGCCGATCTGGCGGACCAAGGACGCCGCAGAAGATGTCGCAGGGGCGAGTGTCCGCGACAATGACGCGACCCGAATCAGCGCCGCAGCGTTGGCGATGGCAGCGGAGAAAGGCTTTCCCACTTGGCGATTCAATGTCGCGGCATCAGAAGTGCTGCCCGTGAATGTTCGGGCCACCCGGCGGACGATGGTCGCGACGCTGCCCGCGGCAACGGTGACGGTCACAACTTTCTCGATCTGCTTGGCAACGCTGGCCAGATCGGCTGTCGCCTGGGCGGCGCCCCCGATTGTCTTGCCGAGCTGCCGGATGATCGCGACACTCTGCGTGGATGCCGCAGCCAATGCCTTACCGACAGAACGGGTAACCCTGGCGGTGTCCGCCGACGCGGCGGCCAGGGGCTTGCCGACAGTTCTGGCGAGGGCCGCCACGTCGGTCGACACCGGGCTAGCAGTCTTGCTCACCATGCGCGCCAACGCCACGGTGTCGGTGGTGGTCAGCGCAAACGGTTTACCCACCCGGCGGACCAAGCTTGCTGAACCTGTCGAGCTGGCGCTCGCCGACACCGGATAGGTGGTGTTCGACAGCCAGAAGACGATGATCTTGCCGGCCGCGCCCGAACCTACTGCGGTACCCGAATTGCCGCCGCCACCACCACCGGGGGCTGACCCGCTGGAGTTGTTGCCGCCGCCAGCACCGCCCGTGCCGCCAGAGCCGTCCGTAATGCCGCCGCTACCGCCGGAACCCGACGTGCTCGCCGAACCATTGCCACCCGAACCAGCACCGCCTCCACCACCGCCACCAGTAGCGCCAGCGCCACCGGTGTAGGTCACTGACCCGGTACCGGCTGTCGCGCCGGCACCCCCGGGGCCGTTTGTGCCGAAGCCGCCAGTCGCGCCGCCGCCACCACCGTTGGCAACGCAGAGCGTGGTGTTGACGGTCGCCGAGCTGCCGCTCGCATTCGCCCCACTCGCAGCCCCCGGGACCACGAGTGTGTAGTTGCCCGAAGGGTTGACAACGGTGGTCATCGAAAACCCGCCACCGCCGCCACCACCACCGCTGGACCCGACGCCGGTATTGCCGCCAGCACCGCCTCCACCCCAGCAGTAGAACCACACCTGCGAGCACGGGGTCGGCGTCGACCACGTGAAAGTGCCCGCCGTCGAGTAGGTGGTGCTGTTGTTACCGGGCATCTAGGAGAATTGCCACTTAATGGTGAACTGGATGCTGTCGCCAGTCAGCAGCGGCAGACCGGCGAAATCCGAATGGATGCAAAGGTTTCCGGACGTTGACGCATCCAGCAGACCCACGTTGGTGATGGTCTGGCCGCTCGCGGACGTCAGGGTGCCGACGATCTGGGCGGTGTCGTTGGTCACGGTGGTGGTCACCCGCGATTGGGTGCCCGACACCCGCGCCTCGGCGGCCTCGGTGAAGATGGTCGTATCGGCGACGGCCGCGGTACCGGCACCAGTCCCCCAGCCGATGAAGTTGGCGGTGGCAGCGTTGTTGCCGTTGCTGATCTTGTTGGCCGCGTAGGCTTTTCCGACGTTCGTGACGACTGTAGCGATTTTAACCACGTCCTTTCGATCGAGTGTTTTGGCAGGTCCGGCAATAGCGTCGGTTTGGACGCTTTGGCGGGACGTATGTGTTCTCGGGCGTGAACTCATGACCATGAACGCAATGCGTTTTGGAGGCATTGATCGTGGCGGGGGCCTCGGCGCAACGCATGGTGTTATCGCGCGGAGTTACTACTTCGAGGTGATCCGGGCGCACGCATCGCTTATTCCGGCAGAGATGATCGAGTTGCATTCCGTCCGGAATCGGGCCTCGCAAGAGTTCCCAAACCGCACGATGGGCGCATTGGCCGTGGATACGTCCGGCTTCCCGATATGCGAAGTGGCCGTAGCCATCGACCTCTGTGTGACTGCCGGTCCACCACCAGCAACCATTGGTCTTTTGGACCTTTGACATGATGCGCAATTTCAACGGGGTTACTGGCCGCGCCACGATCAGCATTCCTTTCGGTGGTGGATGAAGTGGTGCAGCTTGTATCGCCAGAGCCGCCAGTTGCCGCGTGCCGTGAGGTCCCCGAGGTTCCAATCGCGGCCGCAATGGTGGACAACAACATTGGCCGAGACGCGCGGCGCTGAACGTGCGAGGTGGTCCATCAGATGGCCTTCCAGTGGGCGGTGACCGCGACCGGCTGGGCGTTGGCCAGGGTCACGGTCAGCGGTTCGTTGACGTTGCCGGTGAACAGTTCCCAGTGCGCCATCGCGTAGGCGATGTACAGCACCTGGCCGCTGGTCAGGAATTGCACGGTCACCAAGTTCGCGGTCGCGTTGTCGGTGTCGGGGATCATGGAGACCCATTGCAGGCGAACGGATTTACCGGCAGGTGGTGTGATCAGTGTGTTGTTGCCGGCGGCCGACAAGACAGCCGCTGTGGAGGTCAGGCCGCCGGCGAACCGGTTGCCGAGCGTGGCCTCCGCGGCGGTGTCGGTGACCGGCCACGGTGTCGTTCCGGGTGCACCCTGGCCGAGCTGGACGTTGATCGGGCTGCTCACGGGATGATCCAGGGCTGGTAGGTGTTCGGCCCGGTCTGCTGGAGCCACAGGATCGGCTCGGTGGTGTGTGCGGGCTGGCTACCGCCGAACACGAATTGCTGCACGGGGATAGGGCCGCCGGGTGCGCCGATCGCCACCTGTACCGGGGTGGCGGCGACCGAGACCGCCACCGCGCCCGGTGAGGCGTTGACTGTGATCGGCGCCGGATCGGTCACGTTCACCGTCTGCGCCGCTGGTGTCGGTGCGCTGGTCACCACAGTGGGTGTCAGCACCACGTTGATCGGGGTGGTCACAGCAGCACGTCCGCCATGCCGGTGGCGGTGCCCTCCATGAGCGTGCGGGCATTGATGCGCAGCGCCCACGTCGACCCGTATGGGATCAGGGGCGATGACGTCATGGACAGGGTGAGCTTGCCGTTGACCGCGTCCGTGACGGTCACGGTGAGCGGGTAGCTGCCGGCCGACGTGGAAATCTTCGACACGATGGTCGCGCCGGTCAGGTTGTACGGTGCCGTGCCGTTGGTGATGACGAGATTCACTGACCAGGAATCGTTTTGGACGATACCGATCAGGTTCACGGTCGCGGGGGTGAGCGGAATGTCAGTCATCGCTGTCCTTTATGGGGCTGTTCCGGCTTGGTAGGCGACGAGCCAGACTGAGCCGTCCGCGCCGGCGCCGCCGGGGCCGTAGGGGAAGCCGCCAGCGCCGCCGCCGCCCGGTGCAATACCGTTGCCACCTTGGGTGTTCTGGGCGCCGCCGCCTGTGTAGGTGATGCCGTTTAGCGCCTGGTTTCCGGGTCCGGGTCCGGCGTTTGCGCTTCCGGTGTTTCCGGTGCCGCCGTTTGCGGTGATCGTGGTGACGCCCGTACCGGTGATGGTCGAGTTGCCGCCTGAGCCGCCGCTACCACTGCCGCCTGCGCCCACGGTCACCGTCAATGATGTTGTGGTGGCCGGAATATCGACGCCGTACACCAACGTCTGGGGCATCCAACTGCCGGCTAGTCCGCCGTAGCCTGCGAGCCACGCCGCCGATGACAGGCCGCCCGCACCGGCGCCGAGGGCGGCGATGTCGATCTTGTCGCCCCATTTGAGCCAGGTGGGGATGGTGTAGGTGTGGCTGCCCGCAGTGTTGTATTGGGTGGTCAGTGGGCCGGCGAACAGGAAGCCGCCGAGGCCGAACCACGGCACATTCCCCGAGTAGGTGAAGGCCGGGGTGGTAGGGGCCGGTTCCAGGGTCGGGATCAGGTCCACGGCCACCGAAGCCCACCACGCGCCACCATCGGATGCAGTCACCGTGATACTGGATGACGATGTTCCCGGGGTGTCACCGAGGGCCGTGACGAGATAGTTGCCACCGCTGTTGACTGACTGCGAAGCGCGTTGCGTACCACTGTAACTCGTCATAGAGAATGCGCTGCCCGCGCCCGCTACGAAGGCGCAGACGACCATGTTTTGCAGTGCGGATGGCACAGAACCCGACGACAAGGACCCTGAGGTGCCGCCGTTGGTGACGGCAGTCTGCAGTCCCCCGACCCCGGTGTAGGAAGCCGACTGTCCCGCAAAGTTTTGAACCGTGTTGCTTCCAGCGTTGAGGCTGACGGCGACGGTCTTGGGTCCGCCCGCTACGTTCTGCAGTCCGAACAACTGAACCGACGTATTGCCTGCGGTCGGGTTGACGCTGATGCCGAGGCTGGTCATCGCGACGCCGCCGTAGGTTGCCGTGGTCGTTGGCGTGCTGGAGTTCTGCTGAGTTGCGACGGAGACGATCACCGTGGCCCCCGCTGCCGCGGTGTGGGACCAGGAACCGGATGCTGTGGAGGCGTTGGGGGAAGCGGTATAGCCTGCGCCGGTAGCGTCGTAGGTGACTGCTATGGGGGCGCGGGTGGCGCCCATCTGTCGCGGGTACACCGAGGCGTTCGCGGGTAGCCAATGGTTGGGCATCCCGGCGATCTGGTAGGTGCCGCTGCCGGTGACGACCACCTCGACGGCGTAGACGTCGCTCACGCTGGTGGTGGTCGGCGCAGTCAGGTTGTAGTAATTCCAGGCCAGCGTGTTCGACACTGACGACACGATGTTCGTGGAACCCTGCACGAGGGTTAGCGCCCCGGTGGACGTGTTCAGCTTGTACAGGTTGATGAAGAAACCCGTTATGCCGCTGGTGTTTTGGCCGAGCCATATGATCGAGCTCTTTTTGCCGTTGTCCGGGGTCGGTATGAATCCGATGACCGACGCGCCAGCCGAGACCGATACCACCGTCGGCGTAGTGCCCTGAATGTTCGCGATCGGGAACACCGCGTCAGCGGAGGCATCCACTGCCAGGTACCCGGGTTTGGCGATGGCCTGCTGCGACAATGCCTGCGCGGACCCCAACACCAAGGGTGTATCCGGGATGACCCCTGTGGGTAGCTGATTGGTCACCGGGTTCACCAGCGGCACCACGCCGGCCCAGGACGCCAACAGCCCGAACGCGGATGCGCCCAGCGGGAAGATTCCGGTGAGCGCCTGATACACCGTCTGCACGGTGATCTGGATCAGCTCGTTGCGCAGTGCGTTGACCTGCTGCTGGGACAGTCCGTGCAGTCCGGCGTCCGGGTTGCCGGAGTGAACGGCCGTGTCCGGGGTGGTGGACGCCGGCCAGTACGGTGTGCCGCTGGCTTGCGTCACGGGACCGGGTTCACCTTGAGCCAGAAGTAGCCGCCGCCCGTGGCGTAGCCGGACGTGGTGGAGGCTTGCTGTTCGGCGCGCAGGTAGATCGTGACCGCGGTTCCCGCTGGCACCGCACCGTAGTAGGAGCCCATCGCACCCGCGGTGGACCCACCGGGCAGCACAGCCCCGAAGGCTGGTTCGACAACGCCGGTGTAACCGAGCGCTCCGAGCGTGCCCAGATGGATACCGCACTGATCGCCCGAGGTCGCGTTGTTCACGCGTGCCACTAGGTTGACCTGAGATGTGTTGTCCGACGCGGAAACTGGGATGACCGCGCCACACAACGGCCACCACGCATACGGCAGCGCAGGAACCGCGATACCGCTGCCCAACTGCCGCCCCTGCCCGGCCGTCGCGGTGGTGGAGCTGACCAGCACCGAATACATGCCGCCGACGCGCGGATCCACGAATTGCACCTTGGATGTGCTGGCATCGAAGGCCAGGACGTTCTTCGCGGCGGGCGGCGTGCCCGGCATCGTGACGCCCTCAAGGTCGGACGCCGACAGAACCGCCATGGTGCCCACCGGGCCCTGTTGCCCTATCCAGTACTGCAGGTTGACGTTCTGCACGCCCGGCGCGGTGGTTGTGACAGCCGGGTTCGGAGACTGCAGCGGCGTGCCATAGGGAACCGGCGTCGATGACCAGTTGATGACCGGCGCCGGACCCGCAGGCCCCTGTTGCGTAGCGGGGAAGCTCGCCTGGCCGCCGTTCGGGCCGAAAACGACGACACCCATCCCGGATGCGAGGTTGGTGCCCGCCGGAAAGTGCACGTTGCCGTTGAAATCGGTTGAGCCGTCACTGTTCGTGGTCCAGGTGTTGCCGATACCCGAGCCGGTGTAGGCGCCCATCACCCGGTAATAGAACGTGTACGTGGTCGACGCCGTGGGGACGTTCGCCACCGACACCACGAACGTGGAAACACTGGTGCCGGAAACATAATGCTGCAACCCGGCAGACCCAGCAGTGCCCGCTTCGAGGAACGCCGTGGGCGCCACCGCATAGTTGTTGCCGAACGTCACCGTCGCCAAAATGCCCGCGGCAGTCGATGTTCCGGTGTTGATCGTGATGGCACCGAAATAGTCGGAGCTGCCCGTCGCCACCGACGCGGTAGCACCGGTGCCGGCGCCCGCTCCTGCAGCGATCGTCGTCACGTCAGTTCGCCATCGAGACGATGTTCAGCCATTGCTCAACCCCTACAATCTTGCGTTGTATCTTGGCGATTGGTGCTTCTTCGTGTTTGCCGTCACCGATCTGGACGCTGATCTTGTTGCGGACGGTGACGGAGTCTTCGATGTCGACGTTCTCCACGTAGTCGACGAAAATCTTTCCGCGGCGGATCACCAGGGCCAGCGCGCCGGGGAACAGGTCGCGGCCGTATTCGTACGGGTATCCGTCGATGAACGTAACGATCGCCGAGACGTAGCCGCGGGTATCCCACCCGGCTCGTATCTCGGTCAGGAACGCGTCGAGCGTGAAAGCTGATGCGCCAGACGGGAAGAACTTTTCGGGCAGCCCGTACGGGCCGAGGTCTAGCCTGCGATCGAAGTATTCGACGAGGCTGAATGCCAGGAACAGGTCGTCGAGCGCGCCGTCGAGCACACTGTTCGGAATCGCAACGCCCGCAACGATTCCGATGGCGTCGATCAGGTATTCGAACGTGGCGTTAAAAAAATCGTCCAGCCACTTCGGGCTCTTGCCCCCGACGACGATTTGCCATGCGAGGGGATGATGGTGCGCCACATCGTGTTCGATGACGCCGCCATACGGGTTGTCGGCGTTGAACATCACCCACGGCTTGACGAAGTTCACGCCAATCAGTGGGGCGATGTTCACACCCGCCGGGGCGAACTCGTTCTGCGGGTTGAGCAGCGGCGCAACAACATCACCGACCGTCGAGTCGATCAGGTCAGTCAGGTCCAGCTCCAGGCCGTCCAGGAACGTCCCCGAGAAACCGGTGCGGTTGCTGCGGTCCTTGATGTCCACGACGATCGTGGCCACCTGCAGCGGGATGATCATGCCCTCGGGCTGCGGCTCACCGGGCAGCCACACATTAACTTCGAGCACTAAACCGTTGTCCTGCAACTGCTGTTGCAGCAACTTCCACACGGTGTCCATGCGGCCGTCGATCTCGATCCACGGCGACGTGTCGAACAGCGGGTCAGTGAACACCACCGCGATCGGCGTGGTGACCGCCTGCATCAGATCGTTGAACGACAGCGAGTTCTGGATCAGCAGCGTGCCGAACCATGCCCGCACATCAGGGTTGAGCGAGCCGGCGTTGTTGACCAGCTCCCACAGGCCTGTCTGAATCCGCAGCGCCTGTTCGGCGATGAGGGTCTTCATGACCGTGATGGCCGGGCCGATCCCCCACCACTCGCGGAACGGCACCTGCGCCAGGATCGGAGCCCACGGATCAGGCCACGCGAGGATCCGGTCAAGCCACACTTTGTCGTGCACCAGCTCGCACTCGACGGTGTTGACACCGTCCTTGAGGCGGTCGTGCGCGACGTCGACCCGACCCGACCAGCGGACCGCGCCCTTGTCCCAGACGAACGGGATCGTCGTTGTGTCGCACTGCAACACGTAGTCGACGAGCGGATCGGTGCCTTTGAGCGTCAGCATCCCGGTCGGCAGCGCCAGCCGGGGAATCGACAGATTCAGGTCGATGTGGTCGTTGATCTCGTCGATCTCGTTGTATGTGCGGTCGAACAGGCGCCGTCGGGCATCCTGCGGCGGGTTCTGCTCGACGTAGGCGAGGGCGTTAGCTGCGGCCATGGCGACGGATGGGTCTGCCGACTGCAGTGCTGCCGAAAACCATGCGGAATTACCGGGGGGCAGCGGTACGCGCCCACCGGTTTGCGGTGCTGTCACGGGGGGTCAGTTGCCCTCTGGCCAGGTCCGCAGCGGGGTCACGGAGCCAATGACTTTCGTCGCGGCGTTGCCGCCGCTGATCTGCACCGTGTAGTACTGCGGCTGCGCCCACGACGGCCGCGCCACGCCCGACATGCCGTTCGTCCAGCGGCCTTGCAGCAGCGCATACAGCGGGCCCTGCGGCGGGAGAATCCCGAACAGCGACTCGAACCACGCCAGCAGCGGCGGCGTGTTGTTGTTGAACGCCAACGAGATCAACTGCTGCATGAAATTCTGCGACGTCTGGCTGCCGGTCAGCACCTGGTTGGGCGTGAGGTCCACGACGCCGCGCAGCCGGTCCTCGGTGGTGAGCAACACGATCTGCCCGGCCTTGAGCGGTCCGAAGGTGATCATGTTCGTGCTACCGGGCGCGCCAGACGGGCCGTTCGAGAACGAGAATGTTGCGCCGTCGGAAGTGCCTGCGTAGCAGAGGAATCGAGGGTATGCGACCTGCGTGCCGATGTTGCTGAGCATCATGAACGTCGATGCGTTCGCCACGCCAGGCTGGAAAGTGTTGATCGAGTCGATCGACTTCCAGAAGGCGTCGTCCACCCGCATCGCATGGGTGAATTTGCGGTACAGCAGCCGGCGCGGCGACTTCTTCGGTTGATCGGCCCACACCGAATGCAGACGCGGATTGCAGAACCAGTAGCCGCCGTCCAGCGTCCAATGCTCCAGCGTCCCACGCTGCGTCGGGTCCCACGAGCCGACCCATTCGGACGACAGCGCCGAAAGCCCCTGCGGCGTACGGGCGTGCGCCTCCAAGACGCAGTCGATCTCCATGGCGTCGTAGACGGTTCCTGTCCACGTCACACCGGCCTGGCGCGCGCCCTTGAGGTCGAGGTGCTTGAAGTTCGGCGACATCCCTTTGAGGCCACCGGGCATCACCATGCCGTCAGTGACCCCGGGCCACGACCGGGCCGCGCCCGCGAGGTAGAACTGGGACTGGCCGGCGGTGATGCCGGTTGCGGTCGCTGTGCCGCCGGGGCTTGTGTACCAGATGTTTTCGTCGATGCCCTGGGTCAGCAGCTTCGCGCCGTACGGCATGATCTGGCCGGGCGGGTACAGCCCCACTACCGGCCACCCATGCCGGGGTAGGCGCCCACCTGGCGGTTGATTTCGCGGGCCGCGGCGTGCGGGTCACCGTTGTTGCCCATGTTGATGTTGCCGATGAGCGGCGCGTTGCCGGACGGCCCGGGCGGCTGTCCGGTGCCGAGGTGCTCGCTGCGGCCACCATCCTCGTGGTTGGATTCCTTTTTCAGCGGCGGCGCGGCTTTACCGGCGCTGTTCGGGGAGCTCGGGTGCGCACCAGCAAGACCGGCGCCGAAGCGGCCGATCCAGCTCTTGGACGGATCGGACAGCACCGAGTCGTTGAGGGCCAGGGTCTCGAACAGGCCCTGCACGGCGATGCCGCCGAGCTGCGCGCCGTACTTGACGGCCCGGTTCGCTTCCTGCGTACCGACCTGGACGGCTTGGCCGGCGCCGGGTGCCAGACCGTTGACGGCCATCGCGCCGGCGGCTTCCGCCATGCCGAGGCTGCCGCCACCGACGTCCAGGCCGCCGCTGGCGTTCTGCGCGGTCGACGGCTGCCGGGAACCGTTCTCGGCGTCGTCGACCTCGCCACCGGTGGCGTAGCGGTGCGCCTTCATGAACTTCTGGACGGCATCGGGGCCACCGAGCTTGTCCACCTGGCTGCTGTTGAGCACGTATTCGCCGGGCGAGAGCCACGCCGGAATCGTGTCGGTTCCTGATGGGCCGCCGTTAGCCCGGTGAATAGCGCTGGGATACAGCTGGTCGAGGAATGCATTGTCGCCGGCGCGCTGTCCTGGTGTTGTGGCAGCCGATACGGCATCGCTGGCGGCTTTTTCACGTGCCGCGCGGGCACTGTCGCGGTCCTGCTGCGCCGCGTTGCTTTGCCCCCCCAATGCGTCCATGTAGCCCTGGAAAGCGGTCTTCGATGCATACGCCGAGCCGCCCGCTGGACCAATGCCGGGAAGCGCGCCTGTGCCGCCAGCACCGCTGAGACTATTGAGCGGCAGTTCCCCGGGGAAGCCGGCGAAGATGCGGTTTGGCCCCATCTGCGCGGCGCTGGGGGTAGAAGGTGCTCCGGGCGCTGGGGGCAGCACCGATGGTTCGTTGGCGTATTTGTTGGCGTCAGTGGTGAATCCAGGCGACCACCACGAACCGCCAGCGCCGCCCGTAGCGGCCTTCCCTGATCCGGGAGCCCACCACTGCGAGCCGGCAGAACCACCGCCGCCCGAGCCAACGCCCCCACCGGAGCCGCCGCCATACGATCCGCTGCCACCGGCGCCAGCGCTATAGTCACCGGCCAGTGACGACGTCGGTACACCCATGGCATCAGCGACATCACCGAAACTGCCAGAGCCTCCGCCGATATCACCGAACGCGCCCGACCGCAGCGCATCGCCGTACGCCGCGCCCTCGACCGGACCGATCGCCGCATCAGCTGCAGCCGTGATCGCCCACTCGACGAGCCCCGACAAGCCCTTGTCGAGGCCGAAGTTCGCAGGCAGCGGAGCGCCGAACTGCGGCTGCCACGAGCCGCCAGAACCGGAACGACCGCGCCCGCCAGACCGGCCGCGGTGGAACGTACCCTGCTGAGCCTCCGCAAGCTTCCTGTCCAGCAGCTTCAAATCATCCTTGGCGTGGTCGATCTCGTGCTGAATGCGGTCCCGCTCAGACTGTTTCGCGTTCGACTTCAGCTCGGCGAGCTTCTCCTCCAGGTCGTGAATGTTGTCGTTTTTGCGCTTGATCTCGTTCTCGACCTTGGCGACCTTGTCGGGGTCCGGCGAGTAATAGCCGTCCGCGCCGCCTGTGCCCATCGACCCAGGCAGGTGATAGTGGTGCTCGAACTGCGGGTCGAGTGCACCCACCTGGCCGCCGAATTGCACACCGTGGCCACCCGATTCGACATTGTGGCCGCCGATGGTCCCCGCCATGTGCGAGTTCATCCCGCCGCCACCGTTGTGCACGCCGATGTTGAACGGGGAGTTTGGGTCATAGCCGGGCAGGAAACCGAGCTTCGTGAAATCCGATTCGGTGGAGAAGAACCGCTGGCCAGTTGGCGCGGGCTTGCCCGTGACGATGCCGTACAGCTGACTCATGAAGCCGCTGCAGTCCCACAAGGTGCCGTATTGGTATTGGCGCCCACTGTTTTTGGCCGCGTACTGCATGGCCGTGGTGAGTCCGTCTGGGCTGACAACGTAGTCACCGGGACCGTCCGGAAGATCAGCGTCCGACGGGCCGCCGAGTTCACGGTGTAGCGCGTTACGCCACGCGTAGACACCGGAGTGGCCGCCTGCGGCATCGACATCGGAAGCGGTCAGGACATGCTCGCCGGGGGCCAGCCACGACGCCACCGAATCCTTACCCTTCGGGCCCGGGCCGTCGACTGGGCCACCGGCCACATGGCCCTCGGGCTTCGTTGCCCAATTCCAAAGATCACGCATGGCATCGCGCTTGTACCACGGTGCGTCCGGTCCAGCGTCCGGCTTCAATGTCGGGTCGAAAGGCAGTGCGCTAGAAACGATTGAGCGCAAAGGCGAGCCCGCAGGTGTCTGATGCGCAGCCATATCCACACCAGCCACAGCCGCAGCAGGGCCGAGCAGACCCGCCATGCCACCGCCCGCACCTGCAGCACCGCCAGCTATGGCACCATCAGCACGCCCAGCGGCTTCAGCAACAGCGTTCTCCTCGCCAACTTCGGCGGTAGCTGCCGCCGCCACCCCACGCTCACCCTCCGCGGCGGCCGTAGCCCTTTGCGGACCGAGAGCCGCGTTCGTTTTCTCCGCAGCGCCACTCACACGGCCCTGATCGGCGATCTGCTTCTCCGAGGCGGCGGCGGAATCGGCGATCGTCTGGTCTTTCAGCAGGCCGGTCTGCGTGCCAATCCACTTGAGCGCCTTGACCGCATCCTGCGCGGTCTGGCTCGTGACAGCCTTGTACGCCAGCCAGATGCCGGCCAGGCCCTCCATAGCATCGACAGCATCGCGCGCCAGCCCGGGATTCTGCGCCAGCAAGTCACCGACCGTCTTGGCCACGTTGGCGACGTCGGTCATCACCGGGATAAAGCTGGTCCCCAACTCGATGGCCGCCGCACCGAACGCCGCCCTGGCATCGCGCATCTTCTGATTGAGCGTGTCCTGAGTTTCGTTGAACCCCTTGACGTTGTTACCGGCGTCGGTCGTCGACTGGGACACCTTCTTGATGGCGTCTAAGGTCTTCTGGATGTCCTCCGGCGAACCGACAAGCTGTGACGCCACATTCAGAGTCTCGGCGCCGCCTGTCGCCTCTTTCCACGCCTGCTGCACCGTTTCCAATTCAGGCTGCAGCCGCCTAAGGTTTTGCGATAGGCCGTCGACGTGGTTACGCAACGTCACCCACTGAGCGAGCTTCGGATCAGCCAAGGCCTGTTCATGCAGCTTTCTCATATTCGGAGCCACACCCGAATTCAGTTCGTCGGCAAAAGCTTTCGATGCCGGTGTCAGACCCTCATACGCCGTCTTGAGAGCTTGGGACGCGTCCGCATTCTTGTAGAACGTGTCAATGGCCACCTGCCCCGATGGACCGACCTGGCCACGGATCGCCTCGGACACCTCTTTGAGTACCCCGACGATGCCGACTTGCGGGTCGGCCATGTCTTTCTGCAACTGCTCGGCACTCAGATGCAGCTTGCCGAGTGAATCACGCATCTGCTGAGACGGATTCATGAAATTGCGCATCGTCTGAGCAAGGTTCTGCGTCGCCTGATCCGGTGAGGTGCCCGACTGGGTCAAACGGGCTATTGACCCGTACACCTGATCGATACTCACGCCGGCGAGCCTGGCGACCGGCTCCACGTTATGCAGCGACCCGGCGAAGTCATTGAGGTTGGTTTTCGACTCGCCGACGGCGGTAACGAGTTTCGACATGACATTCGCCGCCTGATCGGCAGGCAGGTTGAAGTCCGTCAGTGACGTGGTCACTGCGTTAATCACTTCCGGTAGCGGTGCCTGCTCGACGGTTGCGCCCTGCGCGGAAGCCTTGAGTACGTCCAGTTTCTCCGCGGCCGTCGCAGCACCGTTGGCGCCCTGTAGCTGAGCCTTCTGGATCGTGTAGAACGCGTTGGTCAACTCACCGGCCGAATAACCCACGGTGCCAGTCATTTTCAGAATGCCGTCCTGAACGGCCTTGATCTGATCAATGGGCAAGTCCGCCGATGCCGACAGCTTGGTCATGCCCTGCTGGAAATCGCCAGCCAACTTGCCGGTTTCAGCGAACGCGATCCCGAGGGCGGCTATCGAGGTGACACCCGCAGCGTTGAAAATCCGCGCCGCATTCGACGCCGACGCCGCCGCCTTGTCGTGCGAGCCCGCGAACTTCGTCGTCGCGGCGTCCGCCGCGAGTATCGCGTCAGCACTTTCACGATGCGCTTGGGCTGCGAGAGCCTGCTTGTCGGCATAGGCGCCAGCGGCTTTCGCAGCCTGCGACGACTCGTCGCCATACTTGGCGGTTTGCTCTGCAAGACGCCGCTTCGACGCGATGACTTCGTTATCGGCCCGGATCGCCAGCCGTGCAGCCTCCTGCTCGGCACGCACGGTCTTGGCCATCTCGGCGCGCATCGCCTCCTGCTGCTCAGCGAACCGAGACCCGTTGAACGAGTTCAACAGTGACGAACCAAGCTTGTCGTACTCGCTGCTGATCTCCCGGCCGGTACGAGAGAACAGGGCCTTGACAGCATTGGCCGCCGCCTCGGCGCTACGAACATCAAGGCGCGTCGATACAGGAATCTCAACCGGCATCAGTCACCCCTTTCCTGTCCGCGGTACAGCTCGTCTTCGTTGCGGTTGTATGCGGCGTCGTACGTTTCTTGCTCGGCAGCCATATAGGCCAGGTCCAGCGGCGAATACAGGCCGGTCAGATCGGGCTCACCGGCGTCGCGGCCGTCGTACCGGGCTGCGGCGATTTCGCGGACCAAGCGGGCCATCCGGTATTCCTCCGGCGTCCAGTCCCGCACCCCGTGGGAATAGCCGGCGCGGAACCGCTTGTACTCGGATTCGTCCGGCAGCTTGTTGACCAGCACCAGGAATTCACGTGACGACATGCGACCCTGGTGCCAGTCCGCGACGCTCACACCGTGATAGTGGGCACGCAGACTGGCCTCTATTTGCGTCGGGAATCGACGCCAAATCGACAGTGCATCAAGAACTTTTGGAGTCTGCTGCCCGCTTATCTGCCAGGCGCTTGTTCATCTCTCCCCAGAACAGGGATACATCCGACGGGCGTCCGCCGCCGGCCACGAACAGAGTGAAGTCGTCGTCGCCGAACAACGCGCGCGCGAGCCGTGCATCGTAGTTCTCGACCCTCACGCCGTCTTTGCGGTGGGGTTCCTTGATCGCGCCGCGCCGCAACACCTTTCCGTCCTCATCGAGGATGTCGGGATGCCGGTCCAGCTCTTCGAGCTCCATCAGCAGCGTGTCGTAGGCTTCCTGCTGCTCGTAGGTCAGCAGTGCTGGATTGGAGATGGTGAACTCCTTGTCGTCGACCTTGACGACTTTGCACTGGACGAATCCGAGATAGTCGGCGGCTTGGGCGCGGGCTTCCTCGATGGACAGCGCCTGAAATTCTTCCTGAGACACAACAGTTTCCAATCAGGGCTGCGGTGGGCTGCGGACCGGCCGACTACCCGGCAGCCCATGCGGGCAGCCGGCCGGGGACTAGGAGGGGTTAGGTGAGGGCGGTGATGACGTTCGACCACGCCGAGCTGGCCGTTGCGTTGTTCACCCCGCCGGTAGCGACCACCTGGAAGGCGTAGGTCGCGCCCACGGACAGCGGCCCCGTCACGGTGTCGGTCACCGACGCGGCCGCCGGCTGAGCACCGGTCGGCGACTGTGTCACCGCGGCAACAGTCGGCTGAATCGCGCCGGTATCGGTGAACGTCACCGTGGTGCCGGAACCGATCGCCTGGACCAAGACGATTTCAGCGCCCGCCACGGTCCCGCGGTAGATGCGGTAACCGGTAGCACCGGCAACCTGCGGCCATGCCAGCGCCACCGAACCGGTGGTACCGGAGGTCACCACGGACACCTCGGCGGACGGCGTGGTCTCACCAGCAACCGTGATGGCCGACACCTTGTAGAACTCGTTCAGGCCGGACGGGAACGAACCACCCGACGCGACGAACGTTGCCGTCGCGACCGGCGATGCGACGGTCGCGGTGTTGGTGACGGGCGGCGTCGCCGAGCTGGTGGCACCACCGTTGTCGTTGAACGACGTCCCGGTCAAACCCGAAGCAACCAGCAGGTTTTCAGACCCGGTGGTGGAACCGCGGTACAAGTCCCAGGTCACGCCACCGGCTGGCAGCGTGAATGACACGATGTTGTAGTTCGTGCCGGTCAATGTCGCGTTGCCGGTGGCGATGGTGCCTTCCGCCGACGTCACGGTGCCGTTCACCGAGTGCACCACGGCCTTGTAGAAGTAGTTCGTGGTCCCCGCAGTACCCGAGGTGGTGACCGTCGGAGCGGACGGAACCGGCAGAGTCGCGGTGTTTGAGGTGGCCGGAACGGCCGCCGGGGTCACCTGGTTCACCGAGAACGTGAACGTCTCGATCGATGCCTGCGGGTCGGTCGGGGCAGCGAACGCCACAGTGGCCTGCTTGCCGGCCAGCGCAGTCGCAGTCGGGACGGCCATCGACCAGATCGGGTTACCTGCCTGGCCGCGCCAGCTCGAACCATCCTGCGAGTAGATGTAGGTCGTTCCGGTGTTCGGGTCCAGCAGCCCCTCGGCCTCGTAGTCGCCAAGGACGGTGTCCTTGCGGTTCATCATGAAACCGCCCTTTTTCTTCGGGCCGGTACGGGGCAACGTGAGCGCGAACCGGTTGCCCTGCCCGTCGAAGCACAGCGCGATGACCACGCGCTCCACCAGAGGCGAGTCGGACGGCGCCGCGATCGACAACTGCGCCTGACCCATCTGGATCATCTGAGACGGGTTGGAGTTCAACGGCAGCTCCATCGCCAACGCCAGCGTGATCGCGTTCACCTCACGCGGGGTGAAGCTCAGCGAGATGCCGTCCTTGCTCGGGTCGATCCGGATCGGGTAGAGAGTCTGCGCCGAGTCCGTTTCATCGCTGGCGAAATCCTGCGCGCCCTTGATGCCGTCACCCTTGAGGTGGCCGACGTTGTAGAAGCCGAGGTTCGCGCCCGGAGCCGAGGCCAGCAGGTCCGAACGCAGGGTGCCGTCGGCGGCGAACGGGGAGAACACGCCGTTGGCATTCAGGCCGACGCTCGGCGATGCGAGGTTGAAGAGCGAGCCGTCAGCGTTGCGGGTATCGCGAACCAGGATGTTCGCCACCCGGGCCTTGATGACTGCGGCCGGGTTGAGTGCCGTCTGCTGCAGCAGCGCGTATGTGCTGCCGGTGCTGGGCAAGGTCGATGCCATAGCCGTTTCCTTTCAATGGATTTCGCCCAGTCGGGGCATTAAAAAACCCCGACACCAGGCGGTGACGGGGGCGTATGTGGGGGTTGGGTTAGAAGGTGAAGCGCAATTCGATTTGGTAGCGGGCGATATAGCACTTCACCCGCGGGTCGCGGTACTCATGCCAGTTGGGCCACATCTTGCAGTCCACGATCGCGGTCGTCGTGGAGCCGTCCGGCAACGTCACGACATCCCAATCGTTCATCGACATCAGTGCGTGATCGGCGTTATCGGCGGCGATCCGCGCCTTGTCGCGGGTCGCGTCGAACGAATTGACCTGCACCAGTGCGCACAGCGTGACGCGGTCCGACGTGGCGCCGGGAATGACGGTCACCATGTACGAGGGCAGAGGGTCACCGTCGCCGCGCTCCGGCACCACCGGCAGGCCAAGCGGCTTTAGCACCGCAATGACATACGCCTCAGGGGATTTCGGGCGCCCCCACTCCAGCGTCATCCGCGATTCTTCCGGCCCCGCGAGCCGCGCCGCGGCTTCGCCGCCTTGAACGCCGCCGACCGCGCCTGCCGCGCCGCATCAACACGGCCCTGCTGGCGTGCAATGTGATCAGCGTGCGCGCCGACCCCGCGCAGCTCCGCCAGGCGCTCCAGCTCACCAACAAGATGATGCTGAGCCTCGTCGACCCCGCGCTGGTCGCCACTGGTGACAATCGGACCGTCCTCGGCGCCCAACTCCTGCATCGTCTGCGTCGCAGGCGCGTAGATCGGCATATGCCTGGCACCCAGCTCGATCCACACCGCCTTGAAATCATCGCTGCGGACACGGAGCTCGAGGTTGCCCTCCTTGTTCACGAACGGCTCCCCCGGCGCGATCGAATTCCGGTAGTCCTCGGGCTCACCATGCTCCGGCGCGGCGCGGCGCGGATCCTTGTCACCGAACACAGGGGCATGGCCCTGCCACACCTCCGTGACCTGTTTCCCCTTGTCGCGCAGGCCCTTCTTCGCGCCGGCATCCTTGGCGACCAGCGCCAGAAACTCCTTGTCGCTGATGCCCATCAGCTCCGCCAGTGGATTAGCCACCGTCGTACTCGCAGATCACCCAGATGTGATCAGGTTTGCCGTCCATGTCGTACTCGATCAGGGGCAGCCCATGGACCTTGTAGTCGCGTTGGGCGGCTGACTCGTCGGCCCCGTTCTCGTCCAAAGATGGCCGTTGTGGAGTGAGGAAATTCGCGTTCGTGATCTTCGCGGTGTCCGGGTCGACAGGCATGAACACCCACGCCCGTTCACGGCTCGTGATCGTGTTGGTCTGCTCTTCGGAGACATGCTCGGGCTCGAACACGCACCCGTACTTCCACAACACCGTGCGCACCGGGTCGAGCGGCTGATTCAGGCCGTCCGTCAACGGATTACCGCTGCCGTCGACCTGCGGAACGTAGGTGACGATGCCGACCGTTTCGCCGCCCGGGTACACCGTCATGGGCGGTCAGTCATCGTTGGCGCCCCAGAAGATGTTTCCGGTGCTCTCGGTCTGATCGGACCAGCACGTTGGCCAGCCCTGATCCCAGTCCGATGCCTCGAAATCGCCTGGCGCGCACGATGACATAGGCAGAGACTTGAGCGGGATGCCAAGCAACATTTTATCGTCGTCGGTGAAGAACCGTGTCACATCGGCCGCGAGCGACCCGGACTCCATACGGTGCCCAACCGCCTTGTGGAAGCTCGACAACGGCGAATACTTCGCGTACCGCAGAAAATTGGAGATGACACCGAAAATCACCGCCTGCGCCGTCGGGTCATTCGACGCAATACCACTGACCCGCTGATACACCCAGTTCGACGCCACCTGCAGCAGCAGACTCAACTGTGCCTGCTGCTGCGGGGTGAGCGTCGGACCGTCCCACATCGACAGAAACTGCTGCGATGTGAGGAACGGGGTTGGCGGTGAGGTCACGACCTAGCCGTACAGCTCGATCAGGTCAGCCTTGGTCAGCTTCTCGATGTCTTCACCAGAGGCGCCCTTGGACTTCGCCCACTCCTGCCAGGCAGGCAGAGAGCCGGCCTTAGGCGGGGGCTGTCCCGGATCGCCGGAGCCGCCCTCGACCTCGGCCGTGACTGACCCGCCGAGGTCCCGGACATGCCCCTCGCCGAGCAGACGCTCACGCTGCTCGGCGTCCAGGTGCGGAATGACCGAGCCCGCATAGTGGTAGTCGATGCGGAATCCGTCGCCGACCTCGTCACGCACCTTGACCAGCACCAGTGCGGAAATCGCCACGTAGGACATCAGGCGTCCACCCCCGTGATCTTCCACGCCGCCGCCGACTCCTGGATGATCGGAACCACGGTGCGGCGGGCACGGACGCGCCAGCCGTCAACCTTGCCGAGGCGCTCGGTCATCACCTGCAGGTTGTCCACGCCATCGCTGACGTAACCCTCGCTGGGGATCAGCTCGTCGACGAATGAACCGAACAGTGTGGAGTCCAGCAGTGTGGCCACACCGGTGACCGGCAGGTTCGGCGACGCGATGAAGGTGAATCCACCGATACGCCGCATCAGCGTGCTCGAAAGGCCCTGAGCGACAGGTGCTGTCTCCACACCCGGGTACTCACGCGGCAGCAGCAGCTGCAGCGCCGGGTCCGACACCACGTTCGCGAAGGTCGTCAGGCCACACAGCACGACGTCGGGCATGTAGCCCTGCTTGAGGTTGATGATGTTGGCGTGTGCCCGCATCAGGTCGCGCAGGATGACCGGAGCGGCACCGCTACCGGCCCATGAGTTGACCGCCGGAGTGTTCTGCGTGACCGCGGTCGAGATGGCGGACAATGCCACAGAGTCGATCTGCTGGATGTGCGAGTTCATCAGCTTGCGGAATCCGCGGGCCACGACAGGGTACTTCTGGCGCGAAATCGACTCGTCGGCGATCTCAGTGTCGTTGCCCCACTTGACCGTGTTGGCGGTCAGTGCCGGTCCGGTACTCACGGAGGTGAGCGGGTATTCAGACAGCGGCGCGACGGGCTGCGGCGGCCGATCGGCGTAGATCGACTCGTTCTGCTCGTAGAGCACCGAACCCGACTCGGTGTTGAGTTCACCGGTCAGAATCTTGTCGGAGATGAACAGCTGCTCGGAAATCGTGCGCAGCGCGCGCAGCACCAGCAGCGGCTCCTTGAGGAACCGTGAGATTGTGAGGAAATCACCCGAGAGCGTTGGCGCAGCGGGAGGGAATTCGATCGGCACGATGGCCTACCTTTCGTTTCGCTGCGAGCGCAGCACTGGAGTGGACAGGGCTGCGCGGATCATCGGATCAATACCGGGACAAGCGAGTTGGCCGCCGCACTCGTTGCGACACCGACGACGTCCTGACCATCGGACGCGTCGGACCCGACTGTTGCCACAGCCCCCGCCGCAGCCGGGATCACGTTGGCGCCGGCCGCGATGGCACCGGAAGCGGCCAGAATGTGGCGGCCCTTGGTGTACACCGTGACTGTCGCGCCACTGGCGGCGTCGAACGCCGCCACACCGATCCACGCACCGGAGGCGGAAGCGGTCGGCGCCACGGTCTCGTTGCCGCTGATCGCGACCAGGTTTCCAGCGGAGATCGCTGCGCTCGCAGTGAAAGTGAGCTTCTCGCCGGGGAGATTGCTTGGTGAATACACGCCCATGGTCAGTTGTCCTTTCCGATTTCACGGCCAGTGATCTTGGCGAAGGCGCGAGCCATGTCGTTGTCGACGGACTCGGTTTCGCTGCTCCTGCCGTGGCCGATTTCGCTGACGGGGATCAGGCCCTTGGGTACAGCGGCCAGGCTGGCGCGGATGCCGGCGCGGTCCTTGTCCATCAGGTCCAGCCAGCTGGCCTTGTTGGCCGGCGCGATCTTGCCGTCGGAGACGGCCTCGTCGACCAGGCGCGCGTCCTCGGTCTTGAGCGCGTTCGCGCGCTCGACCCGCAGTTCATTTATCGCCGCAACGGCCTCGTCGTACTGGACCTTGTCGACCATCGTCATGCCCAACTTCGCTGCGGCACTGGTGATCTGGTCGGTTGTCGGCTCGGCTACCGGGGCCGGGTTGGCTGGCTTCTCGGCGATTTTCGCCTCGAAAGCTGCCAGGATTGCGTCGTCGTCGGCGTCGGCCGCCAGGCCGAGCTTTTCCACGAGGCTCTCGTTGAGGGTCGCCATTACTGGCTCCTTTCTGTTGACCTCGGCCTCGTTCGGCAGAGGGGTCTGTGCGCGTGGCAGGATTTGCGGCGCGGGTGCGGCCTCGCGGCCGGCGAACTTGAATTTCGATAGGTCGAATGACGCGCGGGCGAACAATCCAGTCGTCTTGTCTTTCGCCGCATCGGTTATCGCGTCATCGGCCAGGCCAGCGGCCACGGCTTCTTCTGCGCTGTACCAGGTCTCGGCGTCCATCAGCGCTTGCCAGTCCTCGACGGTGCCACCAGCCCTGCCGGCGTAGATCGAAGCGATATTCGTGGACATGCGCCGCAAATCGTCGACGACCTTCTGCAACTCATCGGCATTACCGACGGCGACATTCCAGGCGTTGTGAATCATCATCTGGCTGTTCTGATTCATCACCACTTTGTTGCCGCCCATCGCAATCACGCTGGCGATGGAGGCCGCAATACTGTCCACGACAGTCGTTATCGTCGCCGGATGGCCGCGCAGGGCGTTGAGGATCGCGATGCCCTCGAACACGGAGCCGCCGGGCGAGTTGATCCGGACAGTGATCTCGTCGGCGTCGATCGCCGCCAGGTCCCGAACGAAGTCGACCGCTGATACGCCCCACATCGGCGAAATCTCGTCGTAGATCAGGATTTCCACAGGCCCGGATTCATCGGCGGCCAGTGCCTTGATGGTGTACCAGGGCGGATGTTCTTTGTTCACCACAGCGTCATTGCTCCGTTCGGCTCGATGGTGATGCGGCCCCGACGTCGCAGATGGGACCTGGCATGCGTCATCCGCGCGTTCGTCACATTGGTCTCGGGTACCGGTGGCGCGGCCGTCTCCGGTGCGGCCGTTTCAGCTGGTCCCTCATCGGGCTCGTCTTCGTCGTCAATCTCGTCCGGGTCGACTGCGGGCAGTCCCAGGGTCTGGCGCTCGAAAGCTTCCAGCCGAGAATCGGGCGTGAGAAGCCCTGCGGTGACAAGCATCTGGAGTGCTGCAGCCGTCGCGTCCTGGCGGGAACCGATCTCATCGACAGTGATGCGCGGCGCGGGCTCATCCAGGCCGAAGTTGATGTCAACCAGGTCCTCGACGATGTGGGCCTGCGCGGTATCGCGGATCATCTCGGCGATCGTCTGCACCGACTGGGTGAAAGCATCGGCCTGAACACTGGCCAGGGCATACGATCCGCCCTTGTCCAGGTTCAGGAAGTGCGCCAGCGCGGCCAACGCCATCTGCTTGTCGTGATACTCGATGGCTTGGCGAATGAAACCGCTTGGGAGGGTGCCCTGTACGCCCTTGATTTCAAGTTCGGCACCGAACGGCAACGCCACACCAGCGTTGTTTCCGCCCCGGAACGACTGTGCGATCGCCAGATACGGTGCCAGATCGTTGGCGCCGATAGCGTTGTCGGACACGTTTTCTGGTGCCGTGGCCACCGGCACACCGACACCGTTGCGTCGGGCTGCCGTCGCCTCGATGCGAATCAGCTCATCCTTGAGCAGCCAATGCTTGTACGCCGGCCGTAGCATCGAATTTCCGGTCCAGACACCGGGATCGCGGTCCCGGGTGTAGCAGACCAGCCGACTGACCGGGATCAGGTTGCCCATTCGGCCGGCGTAGATCACGCCACCACCAGCCCCGCCCATGCTTCCCTCGGGATACTGCTGAATGCCGACGAGGCCGCCGTCGCGAGCCACATCCCAGTACGCGATCGTCGCGCTGGGACGCGGCGCAAGCTTGCGCAGGTACGCCCGGCCATCGTCACCGATCCGGTACACCTGCTCGAACACGCTGTGCCCGAAGCGCAGCATCAGCAACGCCTGCTGGAGGTGCTCAGCCCACGAGAAGCGATCCCGGGTGCGGTCGGCGTACTCCACATCCTCCGCGCCCCGGATCGGCAGCCCGAGATTGCGTGCAACGAACTCGGTGACCGCATCCGAAGCGCCAGCCTTATCGACGCGCCACGCCGTCCGCCGAATCGGCAACCCGACCGCGGCCTCAATCGACGCTATCCGGCCATCTTCCCGAGCCATCCGCGTGTAGGTACGAACACTGCTGGGCCACAACAGATCCGGTACCTGCTCGAACGTGTCCCATTCGGTCCAACCCGACAACATCCCCGAATACGGGTTGACGAAGCCGATTTCGGTCAATGGAGCGGCAATTTTGCGCGTTGTAGGCGCCATTTAGCAGCCCTCCTTTTTGACTAAAACGCGGCGGTCATGGGGTCAAATTCAGCCGAAACATGCTGATCCGGCGCTGATTTCGTATCCATCAGCGGCGCCGGCGGTGGTGCAGCGTTGATTCCGAACGTCAACAGAGCCCAGTGGGCCCACGTCACCGCATTCAGATGGACAATCGAGCCGCCCGTCGCCTTGTCCCAGACGAATCGCTTACCGGACAGCTCCCGTTTGATCGCCGAAAACGCCGAATCATTGAGGAAACGCTGATCCGAATGCGACAACTGCGCCGCGATCGCCGCCTCCAGTAGCCCCTCGCACGCGATCGCCCGGTCCGTCAAGTTCATCAACACCGGCTCGATACCGCGCTCATTCAGCAGCGGCACCAGCACCGTCGCCGGAGAATCGCCGGCGAGCGCAATCGCATCCGGATTGACCTCGCCGATGATCGTCATCAACCGCGCAATGACCTCGGTCGGCTGCGTCTTGCCGCGCCAACCGATCTCCGCATGGATGCGGCCATCAGTCGAACGCTGCGCACCGCTGATCGACCACTCCCGCGTCATCGGATCCCGGTCAATACCGATCGTCGCAGCCGTCGACCGGACCAACGCCGGCGCGCCGGCCAGCGGCAGCCACCGATCGCGGCCCAGCGGGCGCTCCCCGTCGCCATCCACCGGCCAATCTCCCCAACCGAGGCACTCCACCTCGAACGCCTTCGGCGACAGCTCAGTCAGCAACTTGCGGACCTTCGCCTCGGACTGAATCACGCCATACGACGGATTCGCCGCCCGCCACGTCGCCGGGTCCTCACGGAACGCCCGACGCTCAGCCTCACTGATACCCTCTGGCGGCAACGGCGCCATGTACTCGGCGTAATAGAGACCCTGAGCGCTGCGGTCGAGCTCGATCGCCTCCAACGCCCGCCGGCGGATACCCGCCAACGACCGGCCGTTCGGGTGAATCTCCTGATTCACCGCGCTCGACAGATACACCGTCTGCGGATCCGCCGCCGCCAGCTGCGTCGGCGAAATCGCCGCCATCTCCGCGTCCGTCAGGTTGTACGCCTCGTCATAGACGACCAGGTCCACACCATCCGGGCCACGAAAGTCACCCGAACGCGTGATAAACAACGCAGTCGACTCAGTGCCATCGTCATGACGCACCGAGAACGACGCCGCGCCCTGCGAACACGTCCACCCGAACACCCGCCGCTTCAACGACGGCCTCGAATTGATCAACTGCTTGACCCGCAGATAGATCGCCTTCGCGGTCATCCACCGCTGAGCCGTGTACACGATCGTCTCGTGCCGCTGGAACGCCCCATACACGATGCGCAGCTCGGCCGCACTCAGCGTCTTACCGTTCTGCCGCGGGCACACAATCACCGCCGTCGGATGCATCAGCGTGCCATCCGGCTTCAGCGTCAAGATGCCGCGGAGAGTGTTCTCCTGCCAGGGCATCTGCGGGCGCTGGATACGCGCCGCCAGCGCGACGGCACCATCAGCCGCCGACTGATCGCCGTCATCACACAGCAGATACTCCGGCGTCTGGCGGCCGACCAACTGCGGCCAATCAGGGAACTCGACCTCGAGTTCAGAGTCCAGCGAGATCGTCATCCGGAGGTCCCGCCGGCGGCTGAGCCGAACGCTGCCGCTGAATGTCATTCAGCAGCTGGCGCAACACCGTCGCCTGCTGCCGCGCCTCAGCCAGCGCATTATCGATCCGGACCTCGATATCGCCATCACGACCCACAACCAGACGCGCCCACAAAGTTTGCTGACCCGACGCAATCGCGTGCAAAACCTCCAGCCGATCCGTGATCCGGCCAGCCTCAGTGATCAACACCGTCATCATCACCGAGTCGTCAACCTGCGTCAGACCATCAACAAGCCTCTGACCAGGCGATTTATGTTCATCAACGGGCGACAAGAGGCTCACCTCGTTCGTTTTGGCGCCGTACGTAAAAAAGAGCGCGACGTGGGCCGTCGCGACGGAGGGGGGTGGGCCGAATTTTTTTGACGGGGGGGTCAACGCCGGGTGTGGGCTGTGTTTGCTAGGAGGGCCAGCGGAGCAGCCGGTTGCCGAGGTCTAGGTCGTTGCGTTCGGGGTTGGTGCCGGTGAGTGCGGGGCGTTGGTCGTCGCGTGTGCCGTCTCCGCGGCTGGTGTTGCACCAGGAGTGCATGAGTCTGTCGGGGAGTTTCCCGCCGGCGGCGAGGGGTTGGGAGTGGTCGGCGTGGAGGCCTTGTGCGAGGTACATGGGTTGGTTGCACCACCAGCAGGGGGTGCCTTCGGTGTGTCTGTCTTTGAGGTGTTGGGCTGCGACTTTGTGCCGGTTGCCGTAGCCGCGCTGGGCGGTGGTGCGGTAGCGGGGGTCTCCTGGCCGTAGGCGTTGTGGCATTAGTCGCCTGGTGCGGGGAGTGGGCGGTGTTTGGTGCGTACGCGGATGGTGAGGCCTGATGTGTCGCGTTCGATGTGGACGTCGAGGCCGAGTCGTTCGTCGCGGAAGAAGTGTGCGGCGATGCGTTCGACGAATGCGAGGGAGCGTTCTGTGGTCATGCGGCGTGTGCCGAGGTGGCGTGGGCCCATGGCGGTGAGGTGTGGTGGGAGGTTAGGTCTGGTCATGGGGGCATTCGGGGTTGATGGTTCTGAGGAGTGTGGCGAGTGCGTGTTGTGTGATGCCGGATTCGAGCTGGTCGTTGACGGGTAGGGGGGTTAGTTCGTGTCCGCAGCTGAGGCAGCGGAGCATTGTCGACTTTGGGCCGGGGGTGTCGGCTGGTTTGGGGTCGTTGGGGTGGTGGAAGCTGTAGCCGGCTGTTTCGGCGACGTTGACGAGTGCTTCGCCGATGTGGGTGGCGCGGGTGTTGACGCGTTGGCGTACGTCGTCGGGTTTGCCGAATCGGCTGTATTCGAGGAATCGGATGTCGAAGCCGTCGGGGTGTGGGAGGCGTTCGAGGTGGTCGGCGTAGAGCTTTGCAACGTCAGGCCTCGGCATTGCCAGGGTCCTTGATGACCGTCCACGGTTCGATGAAGTCGAGGCCGATCTTGGGCGCGATGCGGACTGTGTCTGAGTCGGTGTTTTCGATCACTGATGAGAGCACTGAGTCCGCGCCGTGTGCGTCGGTGTAGTGGGCGATCATCGGGCCGTAGTCGACGTTCTTGACTGTGACGTCGAGTTCCGCGAGATGGCTGATGTCTTTCAGGGTGAGCGGCAGCGTAATGCCGTCTTCCTCCACTTCGGCGAACGCACACAGCAGCGGGTAATCGCTGAGTTCGGGGCAGGTGACGTGCACGAATGTCTTCTTCATGGCCGGTTGGATGGCTTCCGCGAGCCCTTGGCGAGTGAGGTGACGAGGTTGTCGTACGGGCTGATCAGGGCGGTGTTTCGTCCGTCGGTGATCATCCAGAGGTCGTGTGGCATGGGCCATTGCTCGGTTGTTTCGACGAAGAGGCTGCGGATGGCCTTGTCGCCCAGGCCGCTCATCATGGCTTCGGTTTGAGCGCGTTGGGTGAGTTTGTAGCCGCTGACTTCGGTGAGCGTCACGGGGTTACTCCTTGGGGCTGTGGGAGTTTGTCGCATATCTCGTCGAATCGGCGTTCGGCTTCGTCGTCGATGAGTTCCTGGTCGCGGGTTGCTCGTGAACCAATGTGGTGATTTGTACTTCGATGTCCGGCATGTCGACCTCCTGACATGACGAAAGCCCCGACCGTTTGGGGCGGTGGGGGCTTTCTGGATGTAGGCATGATTCTCCTACATGTCTGACAGGGTATCGCGTTTTGCCTGTTTGGCAAGTACATGTGCCGTTATGGCATGTCGTGGAGTGCCATGCCTGGGGGTAGTTCGAAGCCCAGGAGTCGGCACAAGTGCAGATACAGGTACGGGGGCCATGTGGCGTGGCAGACGGTGCAGGTGCAGCCGTGTTCGGCGATGACTTGGAGTGCTGGGACGCGGATGTGTTTGTCGTGCTCGTCGGGGTCGCGTCGGTAGGCGTGGGTGGCGTTGCATGCGGGGCAGGGTGCGGAGATGTGTTTGACGTGGGGTGGGTTGAAGAGTTTTTCGATGCGGTCGCACCAGTCGGTGATTGCGGCGGTGCGTTTTTCGAGCAGGCTGGTGTCTTGGGGTCTGTATTTGGCATTGGTGAGCCAGTTGAGTTTGGCGGGTGTGTTTGTGCCGCTGCACCATTGGGATACGCCGGTGTCGATGTCGTTTTTGAGGTCGAGGGCGTCGGTCCAGATGGGTGGGCGTGATTTGCTTGTGCCGCTGCCGGCTGCGGGGTTTGCTCCTCCGACTGCGCATTGGAGTTGCCAGTAGAGGCTGTCTGCGCGGATCAGGCTGGAGTGGTGGAGTGTTGGGGTTTGGTCGCATAGGTCGGCGACTGCGGCACGGAATGCTGCTAGTGCGGGTTTGAGTTGGCCGTCTTCGTCGACATGCTCCGTCATTCGTCGTCGTCCCCTTCGATTGGCAGTTTCCATCCGTCTATGGCCGTGCAGTCGTGGCACCAGGTGCAGTCGTCTTGGCTGTCGACGAAAAGTGTTGCGACTGTGGCGGCGACGGCTGTCATGTCGAGTCCGGCGCCGGATGAGTCGACCATGCCCATTTCGCGGTCAACATACGGACCCATGGCTAGGTCTTCTTGCTGTCGTTCGAGTTCGACCCAGATGGTGTTTTCGATGTTGGCGATGAGTTCGTCTCGCGCGCTGGGCGGTTCGGGCGGAGGTGGTGGTTGCTTGGCGGGGTCGGTCCACATGCAACCGCATTCCATGCAGCGTCCGGTGTGTCGATCCCACGGGTGTGTGCAGTGCGAGCAGTCGGTCGTCATTCGTCAACTCCTGTGATTCCGATTTGGACTCCGATGGCTGCTGCGTAGCGGAGGATGGTGTCCAACTGTGGGTGGTAGTCCTGGTTTTCGAGTTTGGAGATGTAGCTGGTGTGCATTCCTGCGCGTCTGCCTACGGTGGATTGTTTGATGCGCCTGGCTCGTCGGATGGCGGCGAGTTGGTCGATTAGGTCGCGGTCAGTCATCGTGTTCTCCAGCTCGTTCGGTGGTATTTGCGCCGGGGACGCCAGGACACAAGGGATTCAGCGGTCCATGACTCAGCCTTTGCTATGTCGGCTTGCACTTCGCCGTATAGGTTTTCGAGCCATTCCCACGTTGCGTCTGAGCCTTTTTCAACCAACAGCCTGGTCGGTTCATCGGACATCGTGTAACCGGCGTCGATGTAACACGCGTCCCAGTTCTCGCAGGTTCCATCGGCGCGTGGCGGTCCACCGTCTTGACCTTCGTAACGTGGTCGTGCGGTGTGGATTTCAACGAACCGGCCACTAGGGGAATCCGCATGGCGATTGATGCGCTGATACTCAGGAATAGTCGGCAAATCCCAGCCAGTCCCAATGGCGAGCGTCACTTCCGCGTCGGGTCCTCGCACGGTCATGTGCAACTCAGCGTTGTGTCGTCCATGTGAGCCGCCCGTCCCCGGTTTGCAGGTTTCTGATCCGAAGACGCAGGGTTGTACGCCGATGCAGTCGTACGCTGGGCGCACATTGACGATGCGTTCAAGTGCGCTCATCGTGCACCGTCCGCAGTGTCGGCGGCATTCGCACTGTCCCTGTTCGCTTCGAGCCGCAGCAGATACGCGATTAACTTCACGGCGTCGCGTGGGTCGCTTAGGTAGCTCACGATGGTGTCGCCATGTTGCTCTAGTAGGTACGCGATGTGGTGGCGTTCGTTGTTTCGGATTTGCGCCTCGCGCAGTTCGTCGCTCATTCGCCTGCCTCGGCCTTCGATGCGTTCCTGATTTGCCCGTCGAGCGTGACGACAATTCCCTGCTCACTCAGGAATGGGATCGCTCTGTGGATCGGCCCGACTGGAAGGTTGTACGACTCTACGAAGCCATCCGATCCGTCGATCGCGCCAATGTTGGCGGCTGCCACGATGCGGGCTAGCAGATAGTTCGCTTGACCCGACAACTTTCGGTGCGTATTTCGTTCGGCGACCAGTTCGGCATGGACATCGATTCCGCCGCCCACCGTCTCCAGCAGGTGTCGTGCAGCATCCCGGTAACACGCCTTGTCCGACTCGTGGATTTCGGGCCACAGGTGCGTCGACTCGCGCTCACCAAGCCACTGGGCGATGGACTCGATGAGGGTGGGCGAGTCGACTCGGGGCGTGTCGGCTGCGTTCGGCAACTTCGGAGCAGCACCTTGACGACCACGATGGATGCGCTCGACCCATGTTGGTGTGCCGATCTGGCTGACGAGCTCGACGCCGGCGGCACGAAGTTCGTCAAGGACGTGCTGGGCGTCGTGAACCGCTGTGCACATGCACTCCCACCAGCCGTCGTGTTGACCCCACGGATTTCGAACGTGTCGCGTGAGGATGTCGATCGGCGTCTGGTCGTCGTCCTGGGGTGTGGGTTGTGGGTGGCTCATAGCGTCTCCTGGGTGTCATCTATCGCGGGTGGTGGTTCTGGTGGCTCAGCGGCGAACTGGGGCGGTCGGCTTGCGTGCTTCACGGTCGTCGTGCGCCTTGCGGTACTCGTCAAGGTCTGCACAGCACTGCGGATGTGTGGAATCGCAGACGGGCAAGCCGCCGATGTCGAGCTTCGCGCCGGGTGGCCTGTAGCCGCGTCGGTCGTCGTCGCCGTATCGGTCAGGCATAGTCGATCGACTTCCCGAAACGACTTGTGAGCGCGGCCATATTGCGCTGCGCAAGCTGGGCGTCACGGCGGTCTTCGCGGGCTTCACGTTCGGCGGCCGACTCCCGCTGCGTCCGATCGGCACGGATCGCACGGGCCGCATCAGCCAGGTCTTTCGGTAGCGGCCGGAACCCATTCCCGTTGTCGGCGTACATCTTCGCGACACCGGCCAGCACATCCGGTAGCTCGAGCTTCCAGTGGTCGATCTGCTCAGCCCACGCCGCGACGGTCGCCCGGTTCGGCTGGGGAAACCACGGGTCGTAGGCGGCACACTTCGCGAGCGCTTGTGCGGCGGTCTCGATGGCGTTGGTCATTCGTTGATCGCTTTCAGGTGTGGGGGTTGGGGTTGTCCGAGGGCTGCCCAGCCGGCGACTTTCGATTCGCCTGCGTTCAGGCCGGCGTCGGGTCTCGCGCGTGACCGTTTGACGACATCGCCGAGGACGGTCGGCAGGAACTCGGGTTTTGTGCAGTCGGGTCGCTGGTCCCATTCGGTGAGCGCTTCCCGGATCAGTGCATCGGGTTGGCCTTCGTGGGCGAGCTTTTCGACCTGGACGGCGAGCCGGTCGACAGTTGTTCGCGGATAGCTGTTGCCGAGGACTTGGCGGACGACGGCCTGCGCTCCGGATGACGGGTGCCGCTTAGTGGGCTTGGCTGGGTTGTCGATGTGCGCGGGTTCGACGACGACGTCTTCGTCAGTGATGTAGTTAGCGTTAGTGATAGGGATAGCGTTAGTAGGGCCACCCTTGGAGCCACCCTTGGAGCTGGGGTTAGAAATCGTTAAGTCCACCCTTGGAGGCACCGTTGGCTCAACGATTTCGCAAGGGTTAGAGCCACCCTTAGAGGCACCGTTAGAGCTGGGGTTAGAGACACCCTTAAACGGCTCCAAATCGGCCGGGTCGATGGGCTTCTGACTGAGCATCGACTGCACCGCCGGCCTTTGCCAGGACGTCGATTCTGGCTCTAGTTCGCGTAGCTTCAACACCTCGTGGACGATCACTCCACGCAGGGTTCGGGACGCGAGTGAGCCTCGAGCGTTGGCCACCGAGACGGCCATGTTCGGTGTACGCCAGAGCCCGTCGTGCTTGATCCAGGACCGCATTAGGCATTCTTCGGTGTCGACGTCGATGATCAGAAACAGCTCTGCCGACAGGATTTCGGCGGCGTCGTGGATGCGTTCCATGTTCCAGTCGACGGCGCGTTGGGCGAGCTTCCGCGGGTTCCATTCGTGCGACCCGCACAAGGTTCTGGCCTCGCTGGTGTAGAGCGTGAAGTAGAGCATTTGGGCATCGACGGGGAGGTCTAGCCATTCGTCGTCACCCCAGATATCGAGATGAATCCTCGCGTGATCTCTAGCCATCTATCCCCGCCTCTTGCCTTCGGCCCAATTCCAGAGCGCCGTTACGAGTTCCGGCGTTGGAGCTACGCCGTGCTTCTTGAGCAGTTCGCCGATATCTGCTACCTTGAGGTCGATTTCCAGGCTCTCGATTGCGTCGTCCTCAGCCGCCATCAGTTACTCCCCTCCGCGATCCCGTGCCAGTCCTCGACGGTCTCGACCCGCTGGTTGGCCCGTAGCCGCTCAACCTCGGCGACCAGTTCGGGCACCAATGCTCGGGCGGCGGCGATGAACCCCAAATCCTCGATGCTGAGCGCCACCCTGCAGCCCATAGATTGGACGATCTCGGCGTCGCACTCGAAGCAAGTGGTTTCCACGTACGGATGTAGCACCGAATCCGATTCATGCGAGATGACTGCCCAACCCTCGTTGTTGACGACCCATGGCTCGGGTGTTGTTTCTTCGAGCGCTTGGCGGGCGCGGTCACACACATCACGCTCAGGTGTCGTCATGCGGCCACCTCGCACACCTGGATCAGTTGTGCGCCGATGTACTCGGTGTACGCCGGCGGGATGGCCTGGGAAAGCTCTGCGTTGGTCATCCAGTCGATGCCCATGGCTTTCTTCCGTAG